GCGCCTGTCCGGAGCAATCCACAATGTCGAAGTGCGCGGCACGCTTGAGTATTAAGGAGGCAGATCATGACACGGGAATTTATTGTCTATAACTGTAAGGACGTCCTGATCAGCTTTGGCCCATACAGTCTGACCGGATATGCGGACGACGGCTTTTTGACCATCGAGGACATGGCAGAGGAGGTTGCGCCAACCTATGGCTGCGACGGAGCGGTTACCACTTCGATCGACCCCAACGCCAGCTCGAAGGTGACCCTCACCAATCTCTACGGTGTCAAGGCAAACCGCATTCTGGCGAGGCTGGCGGCGGGCCTGCGGGACGGGGAACTCAAAACCTATCCGCTGTTAATCAAAAAGAAAACTGGCGAGCTGCTTCTTTCTGCCGATACCGCTTGGGTGGCAAAGATGCCAAACAGCGATTTTGGAAAATCTGGAGGCACCCGCCAGTGGGTAATCTACACCGCAGAATCGGAGAGAGGTGACGTATAATGCAGGCAAATTACAGCAGACGCATGAACGGCAAAGAGGTA